CCCCTGACCAGAAGTCGAATGGATTAACTGGAGCCTCATCTTCAAACTGAGGATTCATTAGATCGTTGAGCTTGTCAAAGATCTTCTTACCATACTTGAAGAGGAAAACCTTACCCTCATTTTCTGGATTGGCAGGATCCTTAACGATATAGACATTGGAGTAGTAAGAGAGACGGCGCTTCTGCTTACGTGCAATTTCCTTATCGGAATCAAGACCTGAATTCCAGAGCTGTGAGTTTAGTTCACCTACTGGATCGTTCTCACCAAATGTAGTGAGTGACTTCTCAATGTACCAACCGCCGGTACCCTGGAACCCGTGATCCCAGATGCGGACGAATGGAACATCTTCGCCTTCAGGTGCTGGTAGGAAACGAATAACTGCATAACCGTTACCTGCCTTATCGGTAGCAGGCTTCCAGAGATTTGTAATCTCGCCACGGTCTTGGTTATTGGAGTTGAGCTTATTTAGCTCCTTGTTGAGCTTTTCAAAGTTAGAGCTCGAATTACGCTTTAGATCTGCAAACGACATAGTATTTCCTTTATATTACGATGTATAGTTAATGTACGAATTATTCCACATTGTCATAACGACATACTATATATACAAGATTTCATAGATCAAATGTAGAATTTAGAATCTTTTTACATTTTTCAAAGTCAAACTCTACAAATGGTTTATACTTCTCAATCTTTGTACACAGTTCGGGCCAGAGAATTGTATCGGTTATTTCTCTATTCCAATATGGAAAGAAGTTGACTAGGTTGTTAAGAATAACCATAGTCTCAATACTGACAATCCCTTGTCGGTATAGTTTAAGTAAGTATGGGTGCTGCCCATCTTTTACAATAAGATTAGTCTGGAAGTCTGGATCCAGTTTGTTTAGATCTTGCTGGAAGTTGTACGATAATGACTGCTGTCTTTTGACCCAATCATTATATGTAGCTTCAGCATCATGATCTAATAGATCACCAATCCATTTTACATCACGATTGACGAAATTTGCTACCAGGTATCTCTCTGGATCTTTTACCTTGGAGAGTTTGTAGAACTGGTACTTGTCTCTACGAGTTTCAAATGAACTCTGGCTGACATTCACTTTACCGTTATACCGAAAGTAGTCATAACCTTTTTGGTTGAAGTGATTCTTTAATGCCAGGTAAGTTCGGTATGCTTCGAATGGTTGCATTACTTCACCATATTAAGAATGGTACCTAGAGCAAAACAGAAACTACCTAGAAGATAGAGCCAATTACTCATCAGAAATCCACTCACCATTCTCATCCGTATAACCTAATTCGTGTAGAAGATCAAGACCATCTACATCATCACCTTCGATTGTACGATATAGAGCATAAGCAAGTTTATCTGCTCTTTCTGCGTGTTGACTTACATGAGCTAGAACAGTATCTAGCATACTGAAATAAGGATCCTTACTCATCAGAACTGCAACTTTGCACGCTTGGGTAGGAAGTTTAATGATTCTGCATCTGACTGCAGCCGCGCTTTAATCCTAGCGTTTGATTTAATCATGGCGGCTGCAGTCTCAATTTCGAGATTATTCTTTTCACAATAGTAGACGATTGCGTCAATCGTGTCAATCTTGAACTGCTTGACAATCTTGTCAAGTTCTGAAACAAACTTTTCAGCTGTTAGTCCATTATTTACTACCAAATCATTATCAGACATAAAGTTATCCTCGATAAAATGTGTGTTTTCCAATTGATGCTGTAGCATATAATTTAGACGATCTAGGTCTATCGGTGCGAGCATGGAAAAAGAGTGCGCCATGAGTGAGGTCTACATTATAGACATAGACTTGTCTTGCAAGCTGCATAGCGCGATTGTATAAAGGCAATTCTCTAATCTGATTTCTTGAACAGACCCAAGAGAATTGGCAGGACTTACGTGTTCTTTGTTTAATCACAGCACATGGTGTGTTAGGAAATCTACCGGATCTTGTTCGGTTCATCACTACGTTTCCTACGGCGATCATTCCCTTATCTGATTCACCACGAGCTTCATGATACATTGTTTGTGCTAGACAAACGACTTGTGGATTAGTTTCTGCATGAGCATAACTAATAGTAAAGATTGCAACAAACAGAGTTGCTATAAGTTTAATTGTTCTTAACATATACTTTCTCATCGGTTCTAATGACTAGACGACTTAATCGCTATATGAGAAGACTACGTACTCAAAAATGTATCTTCTATATCCATTCCCCTCTTACCTAGGAATGCTGGTCATTAGTGTTTTCGTCGGTGGAATTATCACGCACCTAAGATACGAGGTAATTCCGCTTTCTATAGCCACATAAGGACTTGAAGCTTTGTAAGAGTAAAATGAAGTCAAGAAGACCTCATCAAAAGAAAGTATTTATACTTCCTATATTTTAGTTATATTACAATAACTTAAAAATGTCAAATACTATTGTGGTGTCAAGTCAATAAAAACCTGACACCACAATAGTTTTACTTAGCTTTTACTGCCATATCCATAGCAGCACCAACCTTAGCATATGCTGCAGTGCTGGTTGTTAGATCCTGGTACATTGCAGTGCGCTGAAGAACGTTGTTGAAATCAACATTACGGAACTTACCGTGACCCAGTCCTGCAGCCGCAGTATATTGAGCAACATCGAAGTTGGCACCAAGGAAGATAACTTCCCACTTCTTGGCTTCAAGTGTCTTGACCTTTTCCTTGATCTTAGCCTGAGTGTATTCCTTAGACTGATTCTCTTCACCGTCAGTAAGGATAACTACAACTGTACGATCTGAATTGCGCTCTAGTGCACGATCCATGACAATGCCAGCAGCATCATAAAGTGGAGTACCGCCACCAGGAGTAAGAACATCAGGCTTTAGTGGTTCGAAGTATGCAATGCTCTGATTCTTGACAATATCTTCAAGACGAGTAGTCGCACCGAGCTGACCATGATATGTATCAAATGCAGTGATTGAAACATCACCTTCGATCTTTTCCTTCTGGAGACCCTTAACATACTCATTAAGAGATTCAATAGCAGTAGTCCAACGTTCACCGGCCATAGAGCCAGAACGATCAAGTGCAACAAAAATAGATAGTGTATTTCTCATATATTTCCTTTCTTTTCTTCATCAAGAATCCACTGCCTTACTTCCTTAAGTGAGGCTTTGGCTTTTTCTTTATTGTAAGGATATAGAGTAGGTTCTAAAGGTAGATTACTCTGTGGCCTAAATTTGTTAATAACATCAGGATATTTTTTGACATGAGCGGAAATTCTATTATAATAGTATTTTACTCGATTTGTACGCCAAATATATTCTCTGGGAAACGATTTAGAATAATGCTTTAAAAGATTAAAAAACAATTTCACATTATACATAGCTTAAACTCCTATGGGAGAGACCCGAAGATCTCTCCCATCAGATTAGATTGAGTATCTGTCAGACATGACTGCCTTCTTCATGATACCTTCTGGTGTGAAACCTTCCATGTCAGCGGCGAGAACCGACTTCATGATTGAAGGTGAGAAACCAGAAACAAGAGCCACACCCTTCTCGTCAAACTTGACTGGGACATTGTCCGCAGCATTCAAGTTCCAGAAGACAACCTGTGGTGTCTCGTAGCCTGCATCCTTGTACTTACGACGGATCATCTGCATTGCAGAATCATCGAAGCGAGTGCACTGGTTGAACTGCATGTCGGACATGATTAGGAGAACCTGTGGCATATCCTTAGCAGCAACGTCATTTGACTTAGCGACACGAAGAATTTCTTCAAACGCACCGTGTAGGTTGGTTGACATTTCCCAGTTGGAAGTGTTCATCTGCTTGATCTTCTGCGAGAGAGTACCAGTTAGGTGAACAAACTTTGGCTTGGATGAGAAGGTCAAGAACAGATCCTTGAAAGGACCAGTGTTCTTGTCGGAGCAGTAAAGACCAAGCGATACTGCAACGTCAAGGCATGAAACTCCAGACTTCGAGTTGTAACCACCAGCTGGTGTAGTCATAGAACCCGAAACGTCGACCAATGGAAGAACCATTGCGTCACCGATGAAGTTTGGAAGAGCCTTCCACTGCTCATCGGCAAGACCAGAATCGCCGTACTTGACGTTCTTAGTGATGTCATATGGATATACGGCACCAGCATTGACCTTGACGGACTTGTCACCGCTCTTGAGCTTTGTCTTGAACTCGGTGAAAGAATCAGAAGCATTCTTACCGAATGCCTTTGAGTAACGGCTCATTGCAAGCGAAGGAACATGCGAGAAGTTAATCTCATCCCACTGCTTGGCACACATCTGAGTTTCAACAACCTTGGTTAGTTCAACCAGACGCTTACGGTAGTACTTTGGAGACCAACCAAAAGTTTCACGAAGTTCAAGAGCAATTGGGCCCTTACGTGGCATCCACTTGCTGCAGAGTCCATTTCCTGAATCAAGTGCTTCCTTGATTATACCAAAAGCCTTAGCCTTAACTTCAGCATTGGTGAAGATTAGGAGGTCATCCCAACGACCAATCTCGGCAGTGTTCTCGAGGAGACGAGTACCGAGAAGAACATCAGTGTGTGTCTGCTCAAGGTGCTTTAGGACCTGACGGTAAAGCTCACGCTCACCAGCACCACCACGAGCATCACGTGCCCACTGTGCAATACGGAGAGCAATATCAGGGTTTTCCTGGAATGCCTTCTCGAACTGAGCGGTAATGTTCTTACCACGGCTCGCGCCAATCTTGAAGAAAAGATCTGTAGTGTTGGAAAGAGTTGACTCGATAGCCTTCATACCATTCCAAGTACGAGCTGGAACAGTTGTGTTTAGTACTGCGTTCTTAAATGACATATTCATTCTCCATATTATACAGGTTAAGTGTGGACTGTTTAGTTTCCACGGGTTTCGCTACGTATGAGAACATAGTAGCATCGGTTCGGTAAACAGATTAAAGTGCTGTAGTTAACCTTTAATCAACAGGATAGCTTTTTGCGGTTTGCTTTATCAGTGCAGTGCAATTTGGTTGCTGAAACTATCCTAATTCAATATTCTACAGGTTGCTGTGTCTTAGGCGGGACTCGAACCCATGACATCTGTCCCCAGCGGACTGCCTCGCAAAGTTTGGCTGCGAAAAGTATTTGCTGTAGTCAACCTAAATTCAACGGGCTGTACATTTTTCGGCGCCTCTACCATTGGGCTACACCCGCATCAACATTCATCACGTCGGATATCTCCTTGCGCAGATATGAGATCCTATCGCTATCCAGTATGTACCGCTATGGCCACTCACGAATAGACCAGAAAGCCACCGACTCGAACTTATCGAGTAAAGAGGTAATGAATGATGGTGCGGGTGGTGGGATTCGAACACCACACTGTACCGGCTTACAATGCAAATTTAATGCTGTAGACAACCCAAAACTTAATGTTCAGGACCGAAAAGACGGAATCTCCGCTCTTCTTCTTCCTGCTTCTGTTTCCAGAAGTCTTTCCGATGCCGCATATAGTCACGATAATCGGGAAGTTTTTGTTTATTAGTCATAAAATTCCAACCTCAATATAAGTCATACTACACCGAGGTTGGAATAATGTCAACCAATTTTTGTGATCTTGAGCAAATTAAATGCCATCAGAACATCTCGGTGATACTCAGAGATTGGATAGACACCAATCGAAGTATATTCACCGTCCTTAAGATCTGGTTCAAAGAACTTTTCATATCTATAACCGAACTTCTGGAGGATTCGCTCTACGGCATTGAGAGCACCAAGATCACGTACACCAATCACGGTGAAATATGTCTCGGTTGGATCAATTTGCTCATTGACTTGAGCAGGGACAAACCCGTCACCTTCGGCAGTCTTTTCATCAAATACTCGTTGTGAATGAACACCAAGCTGAAATGCAGCATGTGCAGTCTGAACGACCTGTTGCTCAGGTGACATATCCTGTCTTGTGAAGAAATAAGAAAAGTACTTCATAATATAAACCTCAAATATCAACAGGCACGTTTTCTACTTTATATTATTTACAGACGTAAAAATCGAAAATCGTCCTGAGCCCGGAGACTCTCTCATTAAGTTTTAGCGAGTTGCTGAACCGTACCTAAAGTTCATTTATAACATAATCAGTTTAAAATGTCAACCTTTATCTACAAAAGCTTTAAACTTTTTTGCTTCCTCAAGAAGCATATCAGCTGTAGGATAAGTTGGAACTTCTGTAAGAAGTTCTCTTTGTTGAACCGATGCGTTATGAAGTGCTTTTGACCATTCGGTCTGAAACTTTTCGGATGCTCTATCTTGAGCAAGTTTAATCATCTCCATGCGTAGGAGATATGGAGTATCTTGAGACATAGTAATTCCTTTGTGTATGTGTGTAAGTCCTTAGTTGGACTTCCTATTTATACACAAACTTAGATGAATCCACTAGAATTTCGGAAAATAAATTACACCATGTTTCTTCTGACCATGGTAACCAATGGATTCATCTAAGTGGTGGGATTCTGTTGCTAAGTTCCCACCGGACTCCCGATTTCTTAAGCGGCTAGCGCAAAAGCTCCATATGCGTTGTTATCGTTTGCATTTACGTTTTGTGACCCGTCATGGTGGATCTTTCCAGAACGAAGTATTACCTATTATAATGCCGTCGATACCCATTCATCCCCTCAAAGAGGAGTGGTGGAGATGCAGGGATTCGAACCCTGGTCCGCGCAATTTTTCAGTAAAACTCTTTACGTTCATTCTATGTCCCAATTTGTTACCGCATCAGGACAAAGCAATTTGTAATCTCCATAGTATTTATATTGTCTATCTTCTTTACTACGCCCTTCATCTAAGTTTGTTAGCCAACCTTTATTTGAAAGAAGCCCAAAGATATCAAACAATTTACTCTCATAACAGAATGCATCCAACTCAGTAAGATTTTCTTTAATAATTTTTACTTCGGGCTCTAATCCAGATTCAATGATTTTATGTTTAACTTTCCTATGAGTTTCTGATCTATTGAGATTATAAGCTCTATCATTAACACCCTTACCAACATAGAATGGAACATTTGATAAGCCTAAAGTTCCAGCAAATGCGTGTCTACCCCTTTTAGGTATAATCGGTTTTAGTGGATTGCAATGACAATACACATAATATAGTGGTCTAGAATCTAATTTGATCTCTGAATATAGATCAGAAATATCAGTTTCCCAGATGCGAAAACATGCATCAAGAATTAATCTTTCTTTTTCTTTTCTTGTAGTTCTATTAGGTGTTAATTCTATATATCGACTTTTTACAGAATAAAATAGAGATTTGATGTCTTCATAGTCATCCCAATTAACTTCAATTATAGTAGAATTTACTTCATACTTTTTCATTAAAACTCTCTCTTGTCACCATGGAACATAGTAACAACACCAAAGCGAGGAATACCATCAGGTGTGAGCTGGAAGTACTTGACAGTCACAATCTTGTGTGACTCCTTTAGAAGTTCTACACCACGTTCATAGGAACCCTTGATACCAGCACTAAACTCGCGGCCATCAGGTAGACGACAAACTACCGATTTAGCGGCACCTGCCCAGTTACCTTGACCTTCCTCGATCCGAACAACCTCGAACTCTTCATCAATGAAGTCCTTCCGCTTCAGAAGGTTCTTAGTCCGACGGTTTTCGTATGGTGTATTATTCCGCCACATGGAACCTTCGTAACCAGCCTCGAGCCATTCGCCATGAAGTTGATCAAAATCTTCTTCAATAAAAATATTTTCAGTCAGAACGACACAGATAGAATTGATCTTATCTCCAATCAGGTCATATAGAGTATTGATTCGTTCAGCGAAGGTACCATTATGTGAAGGCATATCATACACGTGGTATTGAACCATCTCACGAGTCTTTGCATAGTGTTCAGCCGTGAGCTTCTTGTCAGACTTGGTACCAATCAGACTTGCAATCTCATTGAAGTTATCACGAAGCTCGTGGTTGTAAAGTTCACCATCAAGAATCAGGTCAGGATCTTCGGCAAAGAGAGGTTCCAGAGCTTCCATAATGTGAGGACATGAAACATAAGGCTTACCAGCACGACTCCAAAGCCCATCCTTGTTAGCAATACACCTAAAGCCGTCAAGTTTCGGTTGAGCAAAACCAGGTTGAAAGTTCTTGGCATCATACTTTTCAGCTAGCATGGCTTCAAAGATATGTGAACCACCAGACTTGGCAGACTCAATGGAAGTATGATAATCCTTTTCACACTTCTTCTTGTAGGTAGCTTCAATTTCAAAGAGAGCCTGAGCAGGTCCATCACGTTCATTAGACCGACCAACATTAGTAGGAATAGCTACACGCCATTCAGAACACTTAATCTTTCCACCTTGTGTTCCATCCCATGTACGATACTTATCACCATCCTGTTCGATGTACCAAACTCTAATTTTGTTCTTGCTATCAATTTTGAAAATTTCGGGGTGCATCATAATAAAATTCCTTATAAATAAAAAGTGGTTCGCGATGTTAGAGCATCCAACCACACTAGCGCTTACAGGAGCAACCAGCATGGTTATTTATTACGTTTACGCTTATTTGAGAAAATCAGATTATACACCTTACTATATAGGTAAAGGTAAGGGAAATCGAGCTTATGCAGATCATAATTATATACCAGTACCAAAAGATAAATCTAGAATAGTATTTCTAGAAAGAAATTTAACTGAAACTGGAGCATTGGCTCTTGAGAGAAGATATATCCGTTGGTATGGAAGAAAAGATATAGACACGGGTATTCTTAGAAATAGAACGGA